ACTCCAGGAACCTATACAGTGGATGGAGCTATTGATTCGGATCATGCCTTCATCATATGTAATAAGGGTAGTGCTCTTTCTTTAACTTTACCAAATGCCACGACAACTGGTCAATATAAAATTTTTACAAACAAAGGTGCTGGTGCAGCAACTATTACACCAGCAAGTTTTGCACAAGGGGCTTCTTTTACTCTGGCGCAGTATGATGGATGCACTGCTATATGGGATAGTGCGAGTTGGTACTTAGTAGGCAATCAAGGTGAAATAACCATAGCATAAATAATAGGAAAGTATAATGGCAGCGACTATATCAGATGTATTTAAAAGACAAATTCTTCGAAATCTATACGAAGATTTGTATAACATAAAAGACAGCGATACAAATCCTAACGGAGATTCCGATCGATATTATATCGGTATAGCAAGAATAGAAGAGTGGGATTCGGAGGCAAATCCTCCATCTCCTGTTCCATCTTTTTCTCAAATTCATGATTTTCAATCTAGATTACAATCCATTAAAAGAGTTGTAGATGCTTCTTTTGTAGTAACAAGATACAATTGGAGTTCTGGAACTGTTTATACTTCCTATGACGATCAATATCACAGCAATACTACTATCGGCGCAGGATTAAATATTGCTGGACCTTGGTATGTAATTACCGACACTAATGATGTTTATCTTTGCATTCAACAGGCAAAGACAGCAACAGGAACAGCAAAGGTCTCAACTGTAAAACCGACTGGATCTCTCACCACTCCTTTTGCCACAGCAGATGGTTATGTTTGGAAATTTTTATATAATGTTGGAGCAGCTGCTGCAGTAAGATATTTATCTAGCAATTATATGCCAGTTAAGTTTATTGATTCGGGTTCAACTACTTCAGAAATACAACAGGAAGGTATTAAAAATGCAGCAATTCCAGGTCAGATAGTCGGAATTGCTGTTGATAGTGGGGGAACTGGTTATACTTCAAGACCAACTATTACGATACATGGAGATGCAGAGAGCGATGCTTCAGCATATGTTAATATAACTGCTGGCGGACAAATATATGAAGTGATTATGAAGAGCGATTCTTCTCAAACTACTTATAAATTAGGAAAGAATTATAATTTTGCTTCAATAGAATTAAGCGGTGGTGGCGGAACCGGAGCAAAACTCAGACCCATTTATTCACAACCTAATGGTCTTGGATATGATCCTAGAATAGACCTTGCTTCTACTGCCTTGATGTTTAATGCTAAATTAGAAGGTGCAGACGGAGGCGATTTCTTCACCAATAATGATTTCCGTCAAGTCGGATTGCTTAGAAATCCGTATGATTCTGCTGATTCTGCAACAAGAACTTTTTTCACAGATACAACAGGTATCACTCTCCAAACACTGACTTATTCCGGCTCAGTTTTCGGAACAATAAGTGGAGATGAAGAAGTTTTAGGTGTGACTACTGGAGCAAAGGCAATAATTGATTATCATGATACTGCTAATAAGAAACTATATGTACATCAAACTTCGCTTACTGGATTCGAAGCGTTTAATGGTTCAGAAAATTTACAAGTTACGACAGGTTCAGGTAGTGAGACAAGAACTTCTACAACTGCTTTAACAAAAGCAGAAGCATATAGATACGATAATGAAGTGTTGTACATAGATAATAGAATTGCTGTTTTAAGAAGTACCGAACAAACAGAAGATATAAAAATTGTAATCGAACTTTAAGGTATATTAAGTCATGCCAAATATATTTACTCCCACAACTTTTGCCAACACTTATAAAGATGATTATAAGGATAGCGATGGTTATCATAGAATATTATTTAATAGTGGAGTGCCTCTTCAAGCAAGAGAACTGACGCAGTTACAAACTATTCTACAGCAGCAAGTAACTAGAATGGGGAGAAATTTATTTCTTGATGGTGCTGCAGTAAATCCAAAGGGCGGTGCACCAAGTATAATCCCAGTTAATTATGTTACGGTTAAGTCTACTAATTGGCCTGCTGATCTAACTACTTTACCTGGAACAATTTTTCAAGGTCCGGTGATTTCTGGTCAGACAGCTGGATATCTTTTCAAGGTTACTCATTATGCAGATTATGTAGACTCTAATAATAAGAGAACATTATTCGGCACTTATATTGATGCAAATCAAAATGCGCTAACAATCTCATCACAAACTGGTATTATAGAATATTCAGAAGGAGATGTTCTAACAGACACAGCATCCGTGTTATCAGACTTAACTGTAGATTCTGCTCGAGTTGCTTCTCATCCAGCACATGCTGGTGTAGGAACTCGTTTTGCTACATCGGAAACAGATTTTTTTATTAATGGTTATTTTGTGCACTCGCCAGCTCAAAGTATAATTCTTTCTAGGTATTCATATAATAATGTCAACGCGGATATCGGATTTCAGGTTCTGCAAGATGTTATAACTGTAACCGATACAGATGCCTTATATGACAATCAAGGTGCTGTCCCGAACAGATCTGCTCCTGGTGCTGATAGATTTAGAATAAGACTAAAATTAGTTGATAAGAAAACTTTAACAGACAAAACAAATTTTATTCCTTTTGCTACAGTAAGAAATGGGCAAATAGTACAAGTAAAAGAAGGAACCGATAATTATAATCAAATAGAAAAGAGACTCGCGACAAGAAGTTTTGATACTAATGGTAATTTTATCGTTAATCCTTTCGATATTAGATTTGAAGACGAAGGCGAATCAGATAAATTACAATTGTACATTTCAAATTCTGTAAACGGTCAAACTCCAACTGCGTTTTTAGATGGATATAGATTACAACAGAAAGTTCCTAGAGTTATAGAAGTTTCAAAACCAATATCAACAACACAAGACTCTAGTGTTATTGCTACTAGTACATACGGAAATTATGTCGTGGTCGATAGTGCTTCAACTATCGACTGGTCAGGGATTGATTCGGCTTTTAACGGAACAACTGCTATCATTAACGATGCGCACAATTTGTATGATAGCACTGGCACTAACGCAATCGGAACTTGTAGAGTTAGAGCAGTAGAGAAAATAGTTGCAACTCCTAGCACGTATAGATTTTTCCTCTATAACATTGAAATGAATTCTGGCAAGAATTTTAGGAATGTTCGAGAAATTGGAACAAGTGACTCAGCAACATTTATTCCAACTTTAGAAGATAGTAATCTTTATATATCAAATCCGACGAATAATAATGCCTTTTTCTCTATTCCAGGAGGCAGGGTTGCATCTCACGGCACTGTAAGTTACACAGTACAAAGACAAAGATACGGAGCAGCGAGTTCTAATCAGATTGTAATAACAAAAAATTCTGGCGAAACTTTCGAAGATGAAAATAAATGGGTAGTGATAAATGCAACCACTAATGCTTTTCAATCTATTACTGAATCTAATATTAGTGTTGTCGGAGATAATGCTACTATAAGTGGATTGTTTGGAGCTACAGATCAATATTTGATTTATTACTATGTCGGCATAACTGGCACTGCAAGAGAGAAATCATACGATTCTGCTTGGTTTACTGGCGTTTATGATTCTGACACACAAATAATTAATTTTACTCATGCAAACGCATACGATGGTATAAAATTAATTAATGCCTATGATTCAGATTCTACCGGAAGTTCAATTCTAAACTTTGTGGAATTTGATGGTGGACAGAGAGATAATTTTTACGATAAGATAAAACTTAGAGTTAAAAATCCTTCCATATTCACACATAATCAAAATGCTGTTATAAACGTAACCAATTTTACTCATGGAACTGGAGATTTTTTCAGTGTGAGTTCTTATACTACTGCGGCAAATAGGTCTAAGGGTTTCTTATATAGAAATATTCCAACATATTTGCAAAGGTCGGGAGAGAAAATTAGATTAACTGATGTCTTAGATTTCAGACCAAAACTTGATGGCAATGCTTCACAACATAATCTATTCCCCCGAAATAATAATGAAATAACATTTTCTAATGTAACTTATTATAATTCTAGAATAGATCACATTGTTCTCGGATATGACCCTTCTAATTTTCAAGGGAGAGTTTTCATAAGACGTGGAGTTGAGTCTAGAGATCCTGTTCCTCCTAATTTGCAAAGGAATCAATTGCATCTATTTACTGTTAGATATGGTGGTAATACTATTTCTCCTAATGACATGAGTATTTCCAGAAGGAAATATAAGAGATATAGAATGGAGGATATCTCCAATCTTGAGGAAAGAGTTTCCAGACTAGAAAAAACTACAAGTTTGAGCTTCTTAGAAACAAATACAGCAACCACGGTATTACTTGATGCTGCTGGAAATGTTAGATCTAAGAGCGGATTCTTTGTTGAAAATTTTAATCGCGGAATTTCTTTAAGTGCTGGTGATAAATCAGTAAGATTGCCGATTGGTGAAAGGGAACAAACCTTTTCAATAGATCCAGTTAAAAATAGACTGTATCCTAAATTAATGACCAATCAACTTAGATTGATACATGATTCGGCAAATACATACAGCGGTGCCACACCTTCTATATCTTCAAAGAGTAATATAAAGAGAGTCGGCGATATAATTTATCTTGATTTTGTTGAATCTTTAGATTCTGATTTAACTCAAACTGTCATAGCAGAAGAAGTTGAAAATATTGGTTATATGAATGTTAATCCTTATAACGTATTTTCTGGAGAGGGTTTGATAACTATGTCTCCGAATACTGATATTTGGGTTGAGACAAGAAGGATCGCAGATAATATTGTAAATGGCGGTATACAAGTAAATAGAGTTCTTTCACCTGCTCTTAATGGAAATGAAGGTTGGTGGGAATTTGGTTGGCAAGGAAATGAACTTCCGGATAACATAGATCCAAATTCTTTAGTTGAGGGGCAAACAGTTGCTTCTATAACTGATCTTTCCATAGAGACATCAACTACTTCTGATACAGTTACAACAGGAAGTGTGGCGACCACTACCACCACTACAACAACCGATACAACAACAACCACTGTTGTTGATAGAATTACTTCTGTTGAAGTGGTAGAACAAGTCATCGGTGATAGAATTGTGCAAACTTTTCTACTGCCTTGGATGCGAAATAGATTAATTCATATTAAAGCTGAGGGATTGCGAGCAAATACTGCGTATTGGCCATACTTTGATAATGTGAATGTTTTGCAGTGGTGTAATCAAGTGTCGATAGGAAGTGAATCGATTTATTCGCAAACTTCAACTGCTGAAGATGATGTAAGACCTTTCCTTACTCAACATCCAGATGGCGGTGAAACTAGTGCTATGGTAAGTGATAATCAAGGACAATTGTCTTTGACTTTCTGGCTTCCGAATACTGCAGCAGTTCCTGATGATGGTTTTAGTAGTTTGCAAGAATATGAAAATTGGTACGAAACGCAGGTTGTACAATCTCAAGGTGCGACTATTAGAAACCCTGCTGTTCTTGATACTATCGGATGGAAATTCAGAGCAGGAAGTAAAGAATTCAAGTTGCTCGATGTTTCTGATGGAGTAGAACATGAAGCATTATCTCTTGCTAGAGCATATTATGTTGCTACTGGCACGTTAAATGTTAATCAAGCTGATCTCCTAAGCACTCGAATTGTAACTGTAGAAAGATCTGCGTCTGTAGATACAGATACAACTTCAGAAAACACTGTAACCACAGTTGATGTTGGCGGTGGTTGGACTCCAGTTGGCGAACCTGAAGCAGATCCTGTTGAC